AATAAATATTATTTACAAATAGTTTGATACTTCCATTCACATTTACTCGTGTGAGTTGGATCTGCACTTAATGTGATTGTAAACACTGGTTGCATCCAATGTTCTCCATAGTAAGGAATATCAAAAGTTTCTTTTATTCCAAAAATTTGTTTAGTTGATTGATTATCTTGTTTACTATCGAATTCATTACATTTGTTCATTTATATAATGTAATATATTATTACTCTTTATATTATTACTCTTTATATGTTTATAATTTCATAAATAAATATTATTTACTCCATGACCATCCGTCAATTTCTTCAATTATTATTGGAACATCCGTCCATAATTGTGTATTTGTGTGAATTGCGGATAATATTTCAAAATAATACCATCCAACATCAGTTTTAAGTAATTCTTCAATTGGTCCATATATCTATATATCTCTTTTAAGTCTTTTTAATAATACTTCTTCCATTTTTTAAAGAAATATATTGAATTAGTATATTTTATATAATAATTTCATTTTTTTATAAAAATGTGATTTATCAAAAAAATTGAAATTTTAATTGTAAGAAAAATCCATTTATACCAAACATTAAATAAACTGCTATTAGCAAGTTTTACTACAATGAGTTCGGCTGTTATGACTGAAACAGAAAAATGCAACAATGCTTTTCATTTTGTGTACAATCATTACATGCGAATATTGCATAGTATACAATTGCAATACAAGCAACTACAGCACACACATGGAAAAATGGAAAAAATTGTATTCGGAAATGGTGGGATTGTGTTAGATACCACAAAATTTCTGGAAGGTTGCATTATTGATCCAGCGTTAACAATCGAATATACAGTAGCCACACAACAGTTTAGTATTTCATACAAAGTTTATGGAAAGACCAAAACAGTTTTGAATCGAGAAATTTTATTACGGTCTAGGGATCGCTTTTATACTGAAAGACAGTATTATGAGAACTACATACGTCCTGGTAGCGTAGTAGTAAACTGGTAACTTAGTAATCTAAGTGACTTTCTAGTCACAAATTATAATTACATCCAATCTGCATTGTATTCGATATCTTCATCGACGAAATCGGGATTATCATTTTCAGTAGTGACATCAAGAGCTTCTTCGCTATATTTGTCATCTTCGGATTGTTCATTTATATGTTGTTGTTGTTCTTCAGTTAACTCTTCTTTGAGTTCGTTATAAATACCAACAGATTGTTCATCTATTCCGACAGTTCCACTTTCAGCTGTAATAAGATATTGGAAACGTTTATTTTCTGTTCGTAAAATTTCAGTAAAATATAATTTATATAAATATTGGATAATATCGATTATTAGATTAATAACATTAATTTGGACAACTTTATTTGAATTATTAATTGTTATTAATTGTTTAAATTCATTTATAATAAAAGAAAGTAACAAATTATCAGAATTATTTAATTTTATTAAATCATCTATTAAGAAATGTTTTTGATGTAATTCGATATTAATATTATCAATTTGATTAACAAATACCGAATCTTTTACTAAATTTGCATAATTAAATATTTTTGACTGTTCATTTTGCAATAAAAATTGTTCGAATTTGTTGATATATTTTTTTGCAACAGGAGAAATATCATTATTATTATAATTATTTTTGATTTGATTTAATATTGTAATTATTTCTTCAATTATTTTTTTTATTTGGTTGATTCTATTTCTTATAATTTTTGTAACCAATTGTTTTTTAATATTTTTTTCATTTTTATCAAACATACTTAATTGATTATATTCGTCTTCAATATCAATATATTTTGTTGTATAACCTAAATATTTTAATTTATTATGTATTGATAAATTTAGTTTAATATAATTATTTGTGCTAGAAACTGCAACATACTCTTTATTAGATTCTTTATAACCAAGAAGATTATATGTGTAAGCATTATAAAATACACTAATATTGGCTGCTTTATCTGTATAAAATATTACATCAACTTTAAAAAATGGATCATTTATTTTGTAATTAATTTGATTATTTTTATTTTTTATAATAAATGGTTCTTTTAATTTAATCCCAATATATGAATGATCTATAATATATGTGTCATATTTAATATATAAATTACTATTATTAATATTAACATCATACCCAATAATTTGTTCTATAAATTCATCAAAATTATCGATAACAGTATTAATATCACTATTATTTTTTTCATATTCTGATGTTATTTTTTTTAAAATTTTATTTTTAATAGATTCTTTATTTTCAATATAATCATTAATATTAATTTGTTGCTTAATATCTTCAAGTCGTTTTTTCTCTTTTTTAATCAAAATATTATTAATCATTGTATTTGCTTTTTCAGATGATATATTTTTATTAGTTTCTTCCACAATTGAATGTTTTGGTCGAATAGTTCCATCAGTATTATAAATTTGTGATAATTTATCATCATATTTTTGTCGTATATTTTCTAATAATTTGTTATAAGTTTCTTTACTTAAAATTTGTGAAGGATCTGATATTTGTTCGATTGTATTTTTAATAAAATAAACGCTTTCTCCAAAAATATGTTTTGGCATTTTATTTAATGTGATAAAATCCAATAAACCATTGATTGGTATTACTGGTATTTTTGAAGTTATATTAGCTATTTGTGATGATTTATCATGTTGTTTCTTTTGAGTTTCTTTTATTTGTATTTGGTCTAAAATTTCAGTATTATTAAATACACTCATTAATTTTGAAAAGAATTTTTTACTTACAAGTTCATATAAATATTTTTTTTCTATTGTAGATTGTTCTAATATACTATCAACTAAATCAACAAATGTGTTAATAATTATTTTGAACATTAATGGATCGAATTTACGTAAAGTAGTAATATCTTGAAAGTTATAAATATCATATTTGATCACTAAACAACTCATATTAAAAATTAAATAACACAATGGCATATATTTAGTAATTTCAACAATATCATTACCATTATTGATACGAATAAATAATCCATCGAATATTTTTATAATATATTTATCAAAAAATGTATAATTACATACTTTGTCATAATTCAATTGATATAATTGCGGAATATTCATTTCTCTAATAAATGAAAACATAATGTGACAAATAATATTATTATATTTACGTCTCTTATATTTATCAACATCTTTACTTGAAAATGCAAATAATTCATTATCAAAATCAAACATATATAATTGTGTCAATGATGGAGAAATACCATATAATTGTCCAGAAGATTGGTTACGTTCTTGAGTATTTTGTTTTCCTGATTTCCAAGTTTTATTTTGTAATGTAATTAGATCAATAATTTCTTTAATAATTGTTTGGCGTCGCATAATGACTTCTTGTGTATTTCCAATATAATAAACTAAATTCATTGTTCCAGCAATTCGTTCAATAAGTTTATCCATACTTTTAATTGATTTACTATATTTTTCATATTCTTGTAAATTTTCTAATAATACATCAATATTTATATTTATAATATCATATTCAGCTTGATATTCCACGTTTAATTTACGAATATTAATTAATTGACCACAACTTTTACATGTATACTCCATTTCTTCATTTAATACAACATAATCATTAAAAAATTCAGAGAATAATTGTTGAAATTTATTTGGATTTCTTGCACGTATTGAAGATATTTTATTCCATACAACAAAATGTTGACAAATAGCGTCTTCTAATCCATCAAATTGATAATTTTTAATTATTTCATTTGAATCTGATTTATATTTGATTATTTTTTCTTTTTCTTTTTCTTGTTCAAGAATTGGTAATTTAATAATTGTCCCATTAATTCCTGCAATTTTATCATCATTTTTATCATATTCTGGTATAAAAATTGTTGCTTTATCGAAATAAATTACTTTTTTAATTTTATTGTATAATTCAGGAGATAATTGTAATAATTTATTTTGATAATAATTTGTAATTGATAGTCCATTTGCAATGGACAGATTATCGTATTGTATTAATTTATTCATAATTTTATCAAATACCATTGATACAATATCATTATATAATTTCATTAATAATAATTTACAATTATAATCAATATCATTTTTATCAGCAGAATAGTAATTATTAAGTTTAATAATATCATTTTTAAGATTGAATATCCAATACAATACCTCTGGAGAATTTGAATAAGTAATTATTTTTTTTTGTTCAGCATTTTTATCAAAAATTGATTTTTGAATATAATTTAGTATACCAGAATATCCATTTTGATCATATTTTGTAATTGGAACTAAATCAGTTAAATGTGTACATTCGATTGGTTTATGAATTGATGGTATTAATAGACCAATAATATTTGCACGAGTATCACCGCAAATGATACGAGTCTGAATATTATTTTTGATACCTTCAACACGATGATAATTAATATTTTCGATATTAATATATCTAATTGCATCAATTGTTTTTTTTGACAAGAAAGATAATCCATTATTTTGAATATTTTTAAAATTAATATATTGATATAATCGATAATGTTTTAATTCTTCATAATATTCAAGAACTTCTTTTGATTTATGTGATAAAAGTTCTATTTTATTGAGAATTTGCAATTCTTCAATTTCATTGTAGAGTATTGCTTTTTTATAAATAAGAGGCTGGTAAAATATTTTATCGATATCTTTTGTTAAATTTGATGAATGTTGAGATTTTGAAGAATAAAATTCAGATGCTTTATTTATTTTACTGATAACAGATTTTATTTTAGTATCATCTTTTTTATATTCAGTATCTATATTTTCTTTATCAAGATCTTTATAATATCTCATAAATTCATCTGTTATTGGAATAACTAATTTTTTATTGAATAATTCTTGAATTTTTTCATTAATTTGTTTTGATTCGGATGATAAATTTTCTTGTTTTAATAATAACATATCATATATTTCTTTTGCATAACCTTCAATTTTTAAATTTATTGATAATAAATCTTCAATCATTGATATATCAATTTGTTCTTGTATTGGAAGAATGATATCAATATATTTAAATTTGACTTTATTTTGTTCTTCATTCGATAAAATATTAAATATTTCGATTTTATCTTCTGGTACATATAATTTCACAATAATAATTGATTTTATAATATTATGTATATTTATATTTTTTTTTCCTTTAAAATGAGTAATGACATATTCATACCCAACATCATTTAAAAAATTAATTGCATCATCATATTTTCCAGGATATTTTGTAGTTAAATCATTAATATATTCAATTTCGTCAATGTTTACTAATGTATAAATATTTTTAATTAAATCATAGTAATTAATAACATTATAATTATTTTCACTTGTGTAAAAATTTTTTATTTTATTTGTTATTTGCTGATTTTTATTAAAATCTAACAAATTATTGACATATTTTTCCTTATCTTTTTTTGGAAATCCAATATATAAAAAAATATAATATAATAAATATCTCATGACAATATTTTGAATTATTTTTATATTTGCATCATTTATGATATCATTGATTGATTTATATGATATTTTTTTAATAAAGTTTTGTATAAATTCTTGTAATTCTACATTATATTTATAATAATTTTGTTCGTCGATTAATTTATCAATTAGTTTATTACCTTCAATTTCTTTAAAAAAGAAATCATCTAATATTTTTCCAATTAATTCTTCTATTTTATTAATATACATCTAACTAATCGAATTGTATATAATATAAGTATAATTTTTTTTTACATTTATTCACAATGTGTTTTTAATATTTATAAAAAATTGATTTTTTAAATATTAACGATATAAAGACAAGGTATACAATACAATATATATATGACACCCCCAATTAAGTTCGAATTAAAATCTGTAATAGATACAGATAATATCCAAGATATTGATGGCCTTAAAAAAGCTCTATTATCTAGATCAAAACTAATAAATGTTAAAGATCATGCGGATTATCCGTTAGCAATGATTACTGAGAAACACATTATTGACAATAAACAACTGACACCATTAGAAAGGGAATGCCGTAGTATTGTTATTGATAAAAATACTCTTGATGTAGTATGTTATACATATGATGATATTATTTATAATGATGATGCAAAACAAATACTTGCATCACTTGATCAATATGATGAAAAGAAAATTATTATTCAAGAATGTTTAGAAGGAACATTTATTGCTGTTTATAATTATCAAGACCAATGGTATATTTCTACAAGAAGATGTATAGATGCAAATTATTCAATTTGGAAAAGTAATAAATCACATAAGCAATTATTTGAAGAAATTATATATCAAAAATACAATATGAAAATAGAGGAATTCTATGAAAAATTAAATAAAGATTATTGTTATTATTTTGTATTAGTACATCATGAAAATCAAAATATTGTTGATTATTCCGACATATTTGGAGAAAATTTTCAAGAAATTATTCTTGTTATGATTCGTGATAGAAATACCCATATTGAATTACCAATTGATGATTACAAAAAATATATTAATATTGATATTCGCGTTCCAAAAATATATGCTGATTTTTCATTACTAGATGAAACAAATAAACAAGATAGTCAAAATGGAATTAAGACTCCATTAAAAATGGAAGGATTAATTGTCAAAGTGTATGATCCAGAAACTGGAAAAAACAAGATATTAAAACTGCAAACAAATAGTTATAAGATGTTATTTGAATTAACACCGAATAATAATAATATTTATAGAAGTTTTATAGAATTATATCAGAAAAATATGTTAAAAGAACATTTGAAATATTATGAAGAAAATGCAAAAATATATAATCCAAATTTTGAAGAACTTCCATACGATACAATTGGTGTAATAGATGCAACATTTAAGGTAATGACGAGTGAATTAAATATGTTATATCGCAAATTATATGACATAGATGGGAATAAAATAGATTTATTTGTTGATGCTAATGGAATTAAACAAAGTATTGATATTTATAATATTCTTCCAGGAGAATACAAGACCGCATTATATAAAATTCGTGGAATTATATTTGCTAAGAAAAATTTACGAATAAATGATATTTATAATTTACTTAAAAATATTTATGGTGTTGCAGATTTTGTTAAACTATTGAAAGCGAGAATGAATTTAAAAATAAAAATTGATGAAATTTGTAATATAACAGATATTATGACGAAAGATACTCTGGAAGAAATTACATATAAAATGATTCGTGATTGCACAAATGAATGTATTGAATGTACTAAACTGAAATTAAAGATGATAGCTATTTTACAAAGTAGACTATTTATTGAAAAAAAAGTTAAGTAAAAATATTGATTTATAAAATAATTAAAATAGTATAAAATACTTTAATTATTAAAAAAATAAACTCATCATTATATATATAAATATGTCACAAAGACAAAAAAAATATGCTATAGATTACAAATCTAAACATGGTTCTAGACAATATATGGAAAATGATCAATATGGAAGTGGATTATGGGATGATATTAAAGGAAAATTCTCTAAAAAAACTCCACAAGAACAAGAAATCACAAGCCAACCACAAGAATATATGCGAGAAGCAACGCAATATGTCGCTCCAATAATCCAAAAATATGCTCCTCGTGCACGAGAATTTGTCGAAGAAGCAAAACAACGTGTACAACAATTTGCACAACGTCGTCAGCCTCAATTTAATCAAATGATGGATCAAACACAATATGCTCCAGAAGATCAATATGTACAAGAACAACCTCAATATCCTCCAGAAGATCAATATACTGGTCAATATGATCAATATGACCAATCTGGTGGAAAATTTCAGTTATCTCCAGAGATGCAAGCTAAATTAAGACAATCCGCTATACAAGCCGCGAAAAAAGCATATGAAATTGGAAAACCAATTGCGAGAAAAGCGTATGATATTGGAAAACCAATCGCACAACAAGCAGCCCAACAAGCTTGGCAACAAACCAAAAGTGCAATATCAGAACAATACCAAGCAAAAATGAACCCAACACAACAACCACAACAATATCAACGTCAACAACCCACACAATATCAACGTCAACAACCCACACAATATCAACGTCAACAACCTCAACAATATCAACGTCAACAACCCACACAATATCAACCACAATATGAACAACCACAATATGTTCAACCCGAATACGATCAACCCGAATACGATCAACCCGAATACGATCAACCGGAATACGAACAATCACAACAAGATACACAATATCCAATAGATTATCAACAATCATACCAAGAAGGTGGACGTCGTCGTAATCGTAAATATTAATAAATTTAATTTCTTTATAAAAAAATTAAATTTAATTACTGATATTTTTTAGGAAGTGATTTAATAATATCATTATATATTTTTATTTTTTCATCCAATGCTTCCCGAATAACATCATAAATTGTTTTTTTATTATCAATCATAATTCGAATTGTGATATTATCAATTAATAAATGATCCATTTTATATCCTGCATATTCAATATTTTGATGATCTTGTAATGCTCGTGCAAAAATATTTCCAAGAGTGTGATCTTCATTTTCAAGTTCTATTATTGCTTGATGTTTTGATTCGAATGTTGAATTTAATAATTTATCTTTCAGATGTTCTAATTTATTATTTATGACCATACATGCTCGGGATAATAATTCATATGAATCTAATTGTCCGTTTGAATCAATTAATATATCATAGTCATTTTGTGTTTTTTCTTCATATGTACATGTATTAACAGATGAAAAAATTGTATCTATTTTTCCAATTCCAAGTATTGATTGAATATCGAACTTTATTTCTTCATTTAATTTTAATTTTGTGATTAATAATGGATTTGGATAAATTTTATTCGAAGGAACCTCTGTTTGATCACAATAAAAAGTACATAAATCAGTTGTGACACATAATAAATCATCAATAATATTTTTTTTATATTTGGTATCATTTTCTATATATTTAACATCACAATGTACATTCATTTTATTTATATTTTTTTCAGTATTTTCTTCTATTTTATTATTATTTTTAATCAAATCAGAAAATTTTATTGTTTCTCTTTGATTTGGTATATTAAAAATCGGAAAATTACTAATATTTAACTTTAAATTATCATCATTATATACAGATGTACTATGTAATTTCATCGTTTCTCGATCAAATGCATAAATTGGGATATGTTCTAATAATACACGTCGAATTGTATTTACAATGACTTCATTAACTTCATCACCACTTAATTTAAATTTTAATTTACTAATTCCGTCTTTTAATGGAATATAATTAATTTCTTTAAATTTCATTATATGTATTAATAATATTTTAATTATTATGATATCTTTAAGTAATAATGAAAATAATTATCAATTTTTTATAAAATTAAACTTGTTTTAATTTTATAAAATATTTCAATAAATGAGTTTACGAATGCGATTGCAATTTTTTATAAAATTAAACTTGTTTTAATTTTATAAAATATTTCAATAAATGAGTTTACGAATGCGATTGCAATTTTTTATAAAATTAGTTTATTTGTGGAAAATAACTTAAGGCTTTAATTATATAAATCAAATAGTATTGATATGTCACAAAATAATTGTAATGAAATTGTTGAACAACAAGACGATATAAGTGAGTATGATTCACAAATTGATTATGACGATAATATTGTCAAAAATGAATTAATTGGATATCCAATTGATATTATTATTGACCATAAAAATAAAATTAAATCAACAATTATATTTGATACAATATCATATGATTATTATCAAAAACAAATAAAAATGTCTGGTGTTAAAAATATGGTAGATTTAATGAAATTAAAATTTATAACAAAAGAAGGACAACCATATAATTATTGGATACCTATTAAAATTCCAAATAATATATTTGATCAACATGCTGAACATATAAAAACATTTGTTGCTGCAATTCATAATAATATAATGAATTGTAATGATATTTTTTGTCCAGAAATGATATTAGATGTAATTATTCCAATTTTAAATAAAATATCATCATTATTTGCAAAAGATGATGATACATTTTTAGAAAAAGCAATATATGAATATATTTATTTATTATGTATTTTATATCAAATAATTGAGAAATATCCAGAATTAAAAAAATTAATTAATAAAATAGTAGAATCATTTTATAGAAGTAGTTATAATCGTAATAGAAAAACATCTGGTAATTTAGGTGAATTCGTAATTAAATTATTTTTATCAGAATATAGTTGGGACGACATGTCCGTTAAATCATCTTTTTTAACAGAATTTTTTGCAAGACAAGTTTATTGGATGAATAAAAATGATCCAGAATTAATGAATTCATTATTGCCAAATCGATTACAAAGAGCATTTGCTGAAGCCAAAATATCTAACCAATTATTTTTATATAATTTATATGCAATTAAATATTTTTATCGAATTATACCAGATATAATTAATAATAATTTTATTTTGAAAGATGAAAATATGAAAGAATTTATAGAAATAATTAAATCAATTAATAAAATAAATAATTATAATACATTTATTAAAATGATTGATTATTATGCAATAATAAATACACCAGAAAAAATGAATAATTTTATTGATGATGCAATTTTATTGTCAAATAAACAACAATATACACAAATACAACGAACACATCCAATTAATAATCATACTGTATTACAACGCGATACTATTTTTAGTAAGAAATAAATGATAATTATTATATAATATAATTATCATATTAGTATTGATTATAAAAAAATGCTGCAATAATTTATTGAACAATTTTAGGAATATCCATATAAGACATTAATCTCATATTGCAGCAATATTTAAGACCAAATGATTTAATTAATTTTCTTTTTTCTTTATCTTTTTGTTCTATTGTTAATTTTGAATTATTATTAATTTTTCTCAATTCCTCTTCTATTTTTAATTGTTTATCACATAAAAGTGTTCCACATGTTGGGCATTTAGGATATATCATTCTATCGTATATATTATAATATGCTTTTTTATTTTAAGTATTTTTCACGATATTTAAAAATCAATTTTTATTTCTTTTATAATAATAACTAATCAAATTTGTATGGATATTAAAAAAGTATTAACGCCAACCGGAGAATTTGATATTAAAAAATTTAATGAAGAATATAATAAAAAAGAAAAACAACGAGAAGAAGAACAGAAAAAAAAAGATGAAGAAAAATTAAAGCAAATGAATAAAGAAAAAATAGAATATAAAAATTTATATGAATTATCTATTGGAGAAATACTTATTGGATTTAAAAATGAGATGTTTGGAATAATAACTGATTTATTATTTTTTAGATATAAATCATTTGATGGATTTATTGAAGTATTTACTAAAAATAATAGATTATTTTATATTGGACTTTTAATATTATTCAGTGTTTTAATAATTTATTTAACAACTTCATTCACAAATAAAAATAAAAAAATAATTGATAATGCAATCAATGATCATAAAGTTTATAATATTTATAATACTTATAATTATCATGAGTTACCTAAAAATAAACTTAAATAAAATATTTAACTAATATTTTATTTATTAAAATAAATCATGATAATTTACAGGCGTATAATTTGGTATTTGATTATTTATATTTTTTACTTTTTTAATTAAATCATTATGTGCAGCGGGTTCATCATATATAATTTTTGATTTTGTTATGTCATAGCCATTTTTTTCTATATCGTCATTGCATGTTTTAATAATTATTAATAAATATTTTGTTAAGATTTGGTTCAATATGTTGGTTGATTCCTGTAATTTTTTTAATAATATTGGATTATTATCAATATTTATAACAATTGATTGTAAGTGATTTAATGCGTTAATCATTTTTTGATTTGCAACATCATAATTTTGTTTACAATATTTTACACCAATTTGAATATTTTCATATAATATCATAAATGAATTTATATTTTGAACTAAACGAGAATATTCGACCGGATTATAAAAATAAAATTCTCGAATTCCATATAAAAAGCCAATAATATCTTCATATTTTCGTGAAGGTTTCACAGCTAAATCATTATATTTTTTTTCTATACTCAATTCTTGTTTTTGTTTAAAATCATCTTTTTTTCCAATCATATAAAAAATAATTAATATTGCAATAATACTTCCAATAATAGTATTCAATTTAATATTTGTTTGTTTAAAGATATAAATTATAAAAAGCAATAAACAAACATATATAAACATTGATTTTTTATCAATAGAATGAATTTTATTATAATAAAAAATTAATTTTTCACTGTTCATATTATTATAACATAAGAAAATATTATGTTATAATAATATAAATGCAAATCGATCCGATTTTTGTTGATCATATTATAGCTCTAAGATCTTATTATATTGATAGTGGTAATTATACTGAACTGCAAATAATAGCATGTGTTAAAAATATATTACAAAATCATGAACATTATTCTCAAGTTATTGTAAATTATCATATGATAGAAGCGTATAAATTATTAAATTTATATGATAGATATTCACGTCTTTTTAATCAAAATATTATTCAACCAAATAATACAACAACAAGTACGATGCAAATACCATTATTAGATTCTGTAACTTCAATCCGACCAGTACAACAAATTGTTGGAAGAAGTCATCGTATGAATCATCATGAAATAAATAATAATTTACAAAATAGAGATATTGATTTTAATCTAATTGATCATGTTTTATATAATTTACAACGTGGAAATAATCATAATCATGCACAAGAAGATGTTAAACTTGTACTAACTGAAGAAGAATTTAATAAATTAGAAAAAATTAAAATTTTAGAAAATACTGAAGAAATTTGTCCGATTTGTAAAATTGATTATGATGAAAATGATACATTAGTTAAATTACCATGTGATCATAGTTTTCACGAAGATTGTATTAAAATATGGTTAACAAGACATAGTTACAAATGTCCAACATGCAGAAGACCTGCAGGAATACAAACAATATTGGATGAATAAAAATTGAAATTTAAATTTATAGTATTATTTATGATTATTATTTATATTAAAATCAAATGCTTGAACAAAATAAACAAAGATTGATACGAATAACAGATTATACAAAAATTAATGAAATAATATCATATTATAAAAATAACAATATATATAATGATATTTTTAATAATTTTATTGATACATTAGAATATGATCCAAATGGTATTGTAATTGGATTAATAATCAACAAATATACAGAAGAATATGCATTTGATTATATAAAACAATATAAATCAACATTAATTTTTTTGGATTGCCGGTTTAATAATTTAATAGGAATACCAAAAATACCACAATTAACAACATTAATTTGTACTTGTAATCACATCGATGCAATACCGGATAGTAAATTATTACAAATATTATATTGTGATTATAATAGTTTTAAAGAATTGCCGGATTTACCATTATTGCAAATATTACAATGTAATAATAATTGGATTCAAGAATTACATGGATATCCATTATTAACTTATTTGGATTGTTATGGTAATAAATTGAAAATACTATCAAATTTACCATCATTAAAATATCTAAATTGTACTTATAATCAATTAACAACAATTCATGAATTTCCACTATTAGAAAAATTATATTGTAGTGAAAATAAATTAGTTACACTATCAAATTTACCATTATTGACATATTTGGATTGTCATTGTAATGATTTGATTGAATTACCAGTTTATCCATTACTTTTGCAATTAGAATGTGAAGAAAATAAATTAGTAGCATTGCCAGAATTTCCAGTAATTGAAAAAATAAATTGTAAAAATAATCGAATTAGATCTATTTCAAATATGCCATTATTAAAAAAATTATACATTGATAATAATCAATTACTAGAAATACCACCATTTCCAGCATTATTCTGTTTATCTTGTGATAATAATAATTTATCATCGTTACCAGCATTTCCATCATTATTAGAATTATATTGCCAATATAATGTATTAGAATCAATATCTAATATGTTATTACTAGAAAAATTACAAATAAATTGTAATCAATTAAGATCATTGCCAGCATTTCCATCATTAAAATATTTAGAATGTCGTGAAAATCATTTTAAAGAAAAACCACAATTTCCATCGATTGAGTATATTAATTATGGAGATTTTTATCCGTATGAATCGGATGAATATGACGAATAAAAATAATAAAAATTGATTTTTAATTTATTAGTAAATAATATCAATAATATTAAGTAAATATAAATGGATACTGAAATTAATAATGAGATTGATGCATTACGAACAAAATTTCATAATGATAAAATAGAAAATATGATTAAAAATACAAATGATGAAGAAATTATAAATATTTTAAAAAAAGAAATAATTAATAATGAACCAAAAATAATAGTTGAACCTATTAAAAAAGTAGAAAATATTTTTAATGAGACGCAATATAATATTAATTTTAAAAAACCATGGGGGAGATTACCAGATATTCATAAAATTAAAAAAGTACAAGAATATATAAATAGTTTAGAAGATTGTAATAATAAACCAGAAATTATAAAACAATTGACAAATGCTATAAATCATAGAATATTATCAAAAAATAATTTTGTCACTTATAATATCAATGAACAAAAAATTGTATCAATAAAAAATCTTAAAAATAACAACGGAATATATAAAATTTAATAAAAAATTACCATTGCATTCATTTATCGAAATATTTTATAAAATTCAATAAATTAAATTTTATAAAAAATTGATATTTATTTATATTATGATTTAAGATTATAAATAATACTAATAATTATAATGGATGAATATGAAAAATATATTCATAAAGAGCTGCAAAAAAATATTGGAGAAAAAGAGATTACATTAGATGATAGATATCCTCTTATTAATCAAATATTAAACAAATATGATAATAAAACATTGTCTGATACTGTAACAATTATTGATACAACAAACAGAATTATTAAAGAATATTATTTATCTTATTTTCCACAATTAGTAATGTCAAATTGTGGAGAACTTCAACCATATAAAAATCAAATACCAAATATTTCTATTCCAGAAGAATATCAAAAAATTAAAGAACAATTTGATTATTTAGAAAGTTTACCACAACATGAGCAAAAAAGTAAAGAATGGTTTGATGATCGATTAAATAAAATAACAGCAAGCAACACTGGAACCGCTCTTGGAGAGAGTCCATATCAGACAAAATATGATTATTTATTAGAAAAATGTACTGAAAAACCTTTTTTAGAAAATGAAGCAGTTCATCATGGAAAAAAATATGAACAAATTGCATCAATGATTTATGAAGTTGTTTTTAATGCCCGCACAACTGAATTTGGCCTTATACCACATAAAGAAATAAGTTTTTTAGGAGCGTCTCCTGATGGAATTTGTAATCAATATACGATGACATATGAATTCAGTTCACGTTTTGGTAGGATGATTGAAATCAAAGTCCCTTTCAGACGTCATTTTAATACACGTGGAAAAATAGACGGTACGATTTGTCCCCACTACTATTTTTTACAAGTTCAACAGCAATTAGAGTGTTGTGATTTAGAAAAATGTGATTTTTGGCAGTGTGAAATTTCTGAATATGAAAATCGGGAAGAATGGATGAATGATAAAGAACCAAATACAGTTATTACTGAAGAACAAAATATTATATTAGATTATGTACCAAATTGTATTAAGAAAGGAGCAATCATAGAACTTGTAGAAACAAAAAATTATGCGAATAGAGATAAAAATTCTCAAGATTATTATTTATGGACAGCAAAATATATTTATCCGCCAGAAATTAATATGAGTACATCTGAATATGATGAATGGGTATTACAAGTACAAACAAATATTGAAACATATATTAAAGATAATTTACGAAGAAAAGATCATATAGATAATGATTTACATTTAAGATACATATTTAATAAAGTAATTTATTGGAAACTTAAAAGAGCTCATAATGTGACAGTAAATCGGGATAGAGAATGGTTTGCATACGCAAAACCAAAATTAAACGAGTTCTGGAATGAAATAATTTATTACAGAGAACACTTAGAAGAAATGTATGAGTATGTTAGAAAAAATAATGAGAAGATTGCAGAAAATAAGAAAAATAAACATAATCATACATATACAAAAAAAACCTTTATCAATTATAAAAATAATGAAGATCTATTTGTAGATGACGATGAGCCAATTCAAACTGGAAATGTTTCATTATTTTTAGATGAAAATGATGAAAAAAAAGATATTAAAATTGATGGTTCGTTATTTGTTGATGACGAAGATGAAATAAAAGTTGCATTTGATGATGATGAAGCAAATATAGATGATAAGTTATTTAAATAATTTTTTTTCTAATACAATTCAGTTAATTTTTCTAATTGTTTTATTCTTTCATCAGATAATTTTCCTTTCATTTTATTTGTACGTTGGTTCCAATACCATGATCTAAATTGTTTTTCTAGTGGATCTTTTGACTTTTGATTTGGTAATTTTTTATTAATTAAAATCCATTGTTTTAATTCATCATAATGATCTTCAAATGGATCTTCTTGCTCCCAAAACCATCCATTCAATTTTTCTAATTTCTTTATATATTCATCTGATAATTGTTCTTTTTTTTTATCTACGCGTGTGTGCGAACACCAATTTCCTAATTGTTTTTCTGGTGGATCTTTTGAATACGGTGATGGTAATTTTTTATTTGTTTCAATAAATTGTTTTAATTCTTCATAGTGATTATTAAATAAATCATCTTGATTCCAATACCATCCATATATTTTTTCTAATTGTTTTATATTTTCATCATTTAATTTTCCTTTCTTTTTATTTGTACGTTGGGTTGAACACCAATTTCCTAATTGTTTTTCTTCTGGATATTTTGACATGGTTGATGGTAATTTTTTATTTGTTTCAATAAATTGTTTCAATTCATTATAATGATTACTGAATGGATCTTGTTCCCAATACCAACCAGTTAATTGTTCTAGTTGTTTTATTCTTTCATCTGATAATTTTCCATTTTTTTTATCATTTCGTTTATGAGAACACCAATTTCCTAATTGTTTTTCTTCGAAATCTTTTGACATGTTTGACGGTAATTTTTTATTTGTTTCAATAAATTGTTTTAATTCATCATAATGATCGTCAAATGGATCTTCTTGCTCCCAAAACCATCCATCAAGTAATTCTATTTTTTTTATTTTTTCATCAGATAATTTTCCATTTTTTTTATCATTTCGTTTATGAGAACACCAATTTCCTAATTGTTTCTCTTGCGGATCTTTTGATTTTTCAAATGGTAATTTTTTATTAATTACAATCCATTGTTTTAATTCATCATAATGATCATCAAATGGATCTTCTTGCTCCCAAAACCATCCATCGAGCGTTTCCAATTTATTTATATTTTCATCAGATAATTTTCCATTTTTTTTATATCGTCGTTGTCGAAAACACCATTGACCGAATTGTCTTTCAAGTGGATCGTACGATGTTGATGACGGTAATTTTCCATGTATTTTGCTCCATTTTTTTACTAATTCGCATTTATAGTCAAAATTACCTATTAGACAATTTCCAAATCGATCATATAATGATTCATATAAAAGTGAACTATTTTTAGTTTTATTATTAGTTTTATTATCATTACATATAATATTTATTCGTCCTTTTTTATTATTTTTAATGAAATCTGCAACTTGAAAATCTTCTGTTGCTAATATTTTTAAAAATTTATTAATTATTTTTTCATCATCGCATTTAGTAGGTATTATAATATGCGATAATAATTTTTCTGGATGAAGTCGTAGAATTCTTCCAATACATTGTATTACATTTATTTTACTTTCCCTATTATCTACAAACATGCATGTATCAGCTATTTTTATATTTATTCCTTCACCAAGTACATTTACAGTTACAAGAATTCGAATGGATCCATTTTCAAAATCTTTAATATAATCTTCTCTTTTTTTCATTGGTGTAGTTCCATCAAAAAATCTACTTGTGATATTATTTTTATCTAAATAATTTGATAATTCTCTAGCTTTATCACATGTATTACAATAAGCTAAAATATGTCGATATTCTGGATGATTGTATATTAAATCATAAATATTTTTATTTGTCACATCATTATCATATACTGGTATAGTTATATCATAATCAGTTAAATATTTATTATCAATTGCATCACGTAAACTGTATTCATAATCTGCATCATCAATAGTTGCACTTAAATATATTCGTTTTTCAGTTATAATATTATTTATAATATTTTTAAAACTTTCTTCTTCAGTATCATCAAAAACGGTCTCATTATCAGTATATATTTCAGGTCTATAAATATGATGTGCTTCATCTATAAATATTACATCAAACTCAATGTCATCTAATAAATGTGCACTATTATAAACACATACAAATAAATTAGAATCATAATCGATTTCTTCATTATGTCCCGTTCCAACTAAACAATAATCTGAAATATTATTTTTATCTAATATTTGTTTAAATTGATTTAATAATAATAATGTTGGAACAAAAATAGCTGCATAAGTTGGTTTTTGTGTTTTAATATATTCAATTATTAATTGACTTTTGCCAGAACCACACGGAAGTGATATTTTAATTTCTCCATTTTCGTCACCATCTTGATACATACATTCCAATGCTTTCTTTTGATAATCTCGTAATTCTATTTTTGGATCAGTATTTTCAAGTGATATAGTATCTAATTTTTTAATTATATTTTGGATAATTTCATTTGTGATAAGAATATGTTCGTATTCTTTTGATCGTATTTGAGATATATTTGTATTCGGTAAAGTAGTCAATATTAATTTAGTGTATGGTACTGGACCAAGTTTTGATGATGAAAGAAATTTTCCAATTTCATCCCACGAGACATATTTACTTTCCGGACGATATTTTGATTGAACCGCTATATTATTATATGCACTATCAATACCAGTATCTTTTGATGGTAATTCTTTGCTTTCTTTAATTGTTATCGGAACATCCGTCCATAATTGTGTATTTGTATGAATTGCAGATAATATTTCAAAATAATACCATCCTAGATCGGTTTCAAGTAATTTTTCAATTGGTCCATATATAGATATGTCTTGCTTTAGCCTTTTTAATAATACTTCCATTTTATAATAAAGAAATGTATTATATTCTTATATGAATAAAAATATCAATTTTTTAATAAATATTGATATTTTTATTTTGTTTTATACATATATAAACTATTCATTTGAAATGGGAAGTGAACAATCAAAAGTTACAAATAACAATATTGAAGGATTTTTTTTAACAGATTGGTTAAAGGGAAATGATGGGTTAACACCTGAATTACGTCTTTCTGATAAAAAACCAGGAGATTTAGAAGTACATTATACTCAAAAAACATCAGCGGGAATAGATTGGGAGTTACTCGGAAATATTATGGGACCATCTGGTAAAGACGGCAACCCAGGACCAAAAGGATTGAAAGGCGACAAAGGAGATAGAGGAGAAATTGGTCTACAAGGATTGAAAGGCGACAAAGGAGATAAAGGAGAAATTGGTCTACAAGGATTGAAAGGCGACAAAGGAGATAAAGGAGAAATTGGTCTACAAGGATTGAAAGGCGACAAAGGAGATAGAGGAGATCGTGGGGAGACTGGTTCGCAAGGAATACCAGGAACTCCTGGAGGCCCAAAAGGTGATAAAGGTGATAAAGGAGATCCTGCAAATAAAGATAATATTATTTGGTGTGCGGATGGTATTTGTCGTACTCCTGCACAAATGAAACAAGTAAATCTTCTTGATAAAATTCAAATTGATGATGATGGTATTACAATTAACACTATTATTAAAGGTTTACC